TCGATTCAATAAATTTTTGAGATTGCTGAATATCTACATTCCCTAATTTTTCCACAGTGGCTGTCAGCTCGACCAACCCCTTGACAGCATCAATTTGCGTCACTCCAAGCTCCGCAAAATCGCCAGCAATGGCCTGAACAAGAACTCGGCTTACACCAAATCTGCTCGTTACTTGATCGAGCTGCTTCGACAAAACCGCTGTCGCTGCGGCGGCCCTCTCCACACTGCCACCATAATTATCAGATATAAGTTTTGTATACCTAACAGTTTGCGTCTCTAAATCGGCAAAGCTGAAGAAGGCTGTTCTTAAACCTCGAATGAGTGGAAGAGTTGCTGCAGAGAATCCGTAGAACGACCTGTTTGCTTGGGCCAGTGACGCTCTTGATTTATTAGCCCATTGAGATAGCGAAGCAGATCTAAGTGCACTCTCAAGATTTCTTGCCGATCCAGCAACAGCTTGCAGCTGAGATTGCTGAGCTCTTAAGTTAGCAATTAGTTTTGGACCACCAGATGCCCCAACAATAGCCATCGTGCGATTAAGCGCCTCTAGGTTTTTAATAGCTCCCTGAACTACAATATTTGTTCCCTGGACAGCCTGCGAAACTGCGGACTGCCTGCTGGCAAGTACGCCTAAACTATTCGAACTTCTTTGAGTAACAAAATCAAGATTTTTTTGAATGCTTGAAGCTTTTTGAACAGCATTTGCATATGATGCAATTTGAGTAGTTAGTTGACTTAAACTGCTTCTCAATATGGCAGATGCGCTAGTTGCATCGCCAACATCAAGAGTGGTTTTTATGTGGAGATCGCCGATATCAGACATAGTTTAGCCAGATTAATTATTACACACTAGGTGCATTAAATCAAGGTATTGAGGATGATTTTTGTTCGTAACCGAGACCAAATCCCATCTGCATGATGTCATGTCCTTGGACAATTCTCTTCGGCGCTGGGTCGTACCAGTCTTCATCAAAGTCTACATCTGCACCTTGAGCAGCAGCTGCAATTTTCATTGATGTGCTTGTTTCATTAACAGATGCACGATAGATGAGAAACAGCTCATTAAGGGTTAGACATTTCTCTAACTCTCCGATACTGTTCCAGGCTCCGGTTTTAATAAATATCTCAGCCTCATACTTGAGGAGGGGGATGTCTTCCCACTTCGTGTCGGAAGAAACCTCACCCGCCTCGCCTAGAAGGAAGGGTCGGACCCCATTGCCGCTGCCATAAGGGCGCCGAAGGAGCGCAGGTCGAGAACATCCTCGAGCCTTTCTTTGTCACCAGCCAGATCGGGGTCAACAACAGCCAATGCAATTGCTGCCGCCTGGACCATCACATCAATATCTGCATCTTCAAGTGCCTCATTTGTTTTAAGGTCCTTGACAATTTTCATAAATTTACGAAGATTGCGAATTGTCAATGGCTTAATGGCTCTCTTTTTACCATCTGCAAAAAGAATTTCAGTTCCAGCCAATATATCTTTGTTATCACTCATTTTTAAAGTACCTCACTTTGTTGGTTAAATAAAGAAGCCCTCGCTCCTTACCTATTAGTTTATCACAAATAGGAGGTGACGAGGGCGACTATATCGCTATTTAATAAATTATTGCTGGTCTATAATCTTGCCATATTCGTAGCCTGTGTCTGCTACTGTTGGCAAAATACGGAAACCCACGGCGAACATCGTTGCCTCTGCACGCTTCATGCTGATCATCGATGATTCCATCGAGACTGCACGCTTTGTGTAGAAAGTACGAGTCTTAATTGCAGCTGCCGATGAGCCAGGAGCGGAGCCCTGAATCACCAAGCCCTTCTCACGTGGGTACACGTTCTGCGTGCCGAACAAGAATGTGTTCGTATTTGCGCCTGAACCCGCGAAGTTAGCCTTGATGTCATCTCCACCTGTTGTTTCGTCATAATTCCATGCGATTGCAAGGTTGTTCAGCGTTGACTCGGCAAGGGTGGTCTTCACCATTACCTTAACTTTTGACTGAATCAATTTTGCTGCATCACCGAATTGATCGATTTCAATATCTACAATGTCTGGCTCCCACGAAATTTCGACACCATTTTGCGTAGCGCCTACGTCTGCGAAGTTATCCATTGCAGCAATAGTTGTTGCGTTAGCTGACGAGCCGAGTTTAACGGTTGCCTCACCAACGACGATATTTGCGACATTAACTGCCATTTGCATTACCTCCTATTTTATCGAGCCGAAATATTTTTCGACCCTTCTTATCACGCCAATTAGCGATCTTAGAAATATGTGATGGATTCACCTCTCCCTTTCCTTGTCTTCTACCAATTCCAAGAGATTTGTTCCATTCAAATTCATATACGGAATTACCAACTTTCGCTATGTAACCGGGAGTTCTTCCAACATAAGTAATTGTGGCGTATTCCATACGTAATATATTGTACCATATCTTTTTCTATACATTACAAATTTTGAAATCTAGATTCATCCTATACCAACCTTCCTTTTCCAATGGCACTGCAAGGCTGGAATCCGTCTGAGCTGAGCTTAATATCCTACGGTTTTGACCTGTTGCCGCAACCCCAGTGGCCTTGGCAATCGCATCGGCTTTACCGAGCTCCCTTATAAACAACTCAGATATGTTAAATAAACGTTCAACATCTGTGTCGAATATCGAATACCTGACAACATCCTTTCTCAGCCAGTGCTGATCCGGGTTGGGGATAAGTGGATTGTAGTAGTAAACAACATATGGGGCTGTGGCTGTCCCGGGAGCCACCACTGGATAGAAGTTCATCTGCTTTCCAGCGGCTGCTACAATATCGGTATCTGTCTTAAGATGACTGTTTATGTCATATATTGGCAAACTCATTGGCTTATTCCAAATACATTTTTTACTTTATTTGCAATTATCCCTTTTGCTTCAACCCCAATGTCAGAGTAGCTGGCGCCCGTAGAATTTTGATAGTAATAATAATCTTCATCTAAATTTTTAATATGTACAGAAACGCCATCAGCGGATGGTGCAATCTCTATTTCTGTATTTTCAAAATATTGTTTTGAAAATAAATTTTGGATTTCATACTCAGAAGATGCAACAGCATCAGCAACTGCTGATTGAATATTAATATGCAACATATCAAGTTTATTAGTAATGTTTGAAAGATTATTTATAACTTGAATTTTAAACATTACACTTCCACCACTCTTCTCAAAGAAACAACTATATGATGTTTTTTACCAGAATAATTAAACTTAGGTTGTATACCAACAATTTCATATGTATCACTGTCGACTTGATTACCTTTTGAATCTTTTATATTTGTTATTCTATTATCATAACTAATATACTGATCATATAGTGACGGAATAATACCTTCGTATTTAGAAAAATTATCGACATATGGAGCAAGTCTTCTATCACTAGAGGATGTAGATTGTGTTGTGGGCGCTTGAAAATGAAAGCCTATAGTAGCTGTTAATGTAAATGTTGCATACTCTTGACCGGCATCATTTGTAGAAGTAGTTTTTGAATACACATCACATTTATGTGCAAATCGAAAATAAGTTTGATATGACATTACACCACATAATCCATTACGAATAATGTATAGTCCATAAGCAACACATCGGCATCAATATTACCTGTCGACTCATAGAAGCTATCCTTTGTCTGATATTTTAAAATATCCATATCGACCACATTCATACCGTGCCTTCTAAAACTGGAGTCGTCATTCATCATATCTTCTAATAATAAATCTGCGGCTTGAGAAACATTATCCGGAACATATCTCCACCCAAAATCGCCTTCAATTTTATAACTATCATCTTCGTCAAACTTTGAAGGAGTAATGATTGATTGAAGATTATCAAGATATGATCTTTTAAATTGAACATAGTAGCTTGAATTGAAGTTATGAACTTCTTTTGATTTTTCTATATTATTAAGAGTCGCATCTGTTGAGTCATGGACAACTGTTGCATCTTCAGAACCAAAATTAACTGTTACTTTTGTTAGTACATTTATTGGATATGGAAGATGTAATGTATTTTTGTCAGACCCAGAAATTTCAATATATTTGCCGGGATAGTAATCAAACGACTGACCACAAAAAGTGTTGATTATGTTGCGCACTTTTCTTTCCATTTTATCGAACTTCTCATAGTAATCTGTTTCTAGTTCGGGATGATCCGTAAAGAATGTGTCTGAGTCAATGTACGGTGTATAAACATTTATGTATTGAGATTGAGTGTGCGATGAACCCGAGATAGTATATGTAAAGTCAACCCTGTATTTGCCTGCGCCATTTAAAATATATATACCGGATGCTTGTTGACCATATGTGATTGTATAAACCCCAGCGCTTGTTCGCGTTGCATTTGTTGGACCAGAAACGAGAGAGCCAAATTCATGATAAAGACTAACAGAGACAGTATTGCTAGTAGGGTCGCTAGGAAGCGTCAATGTAAGGGTTTTACTTGTATTGATTTTGACATCATCCATAATATTCAATTGTACCAGAAATTAGGTTTTAGGCATTAAAAGGTCTGCATTGCAACAGACACTTGAAGGTCACTTAAGTCATCACCAACTTGCGTAATACTAAATGTTCCACTTACGTCAAAAGAAACAACAGTATTGGCAGAATCTTTGTAGAAAATCAAACCATCTGCATAGTTAATAGCCAACTCTCCATACTGAAGAGAGTTGGCAGCAGGAGCTGCGTTTGCAGTCCCAGAGTTTTTAATTTTTATAACATTAGCCATATGGCTCCTTTAGAAAGTGCCGCCATCGACAGTAACATTGTCTAAATTTGTTCCACTTAGGACCGCTGTGTTATTAATCTTAAACACTTTGCCCGAAGCCAAATCAAAATTCTCAGAGGATGTCCAGCAATCTGTTGCGTCAACCCAGTTGAGAGTTTTGTCTGTTGTGCCCTTGATTGTAAAGCCAGCACCATCTGCTGTTACATCAGTTGGAGTGACAACACTTGCTAAAACAATATTCTTATCTTCAACTGTAAGCGTTGCTGTGTTCAAGGTTGTAGTGTTTCCGCTAACTACAAGATCACCAGTCACAGTAAGATTGTTTGAAATTGTAACGTTGGCTGGGAGGCTTAGTGTTACTGCACCCACACCAGAGTTGGAAACAGCAATCTCATTTGCTGTTCCTGTCAACCCAGTAACAAGGTTTGTAGCCCTATCGCTGACTTGTGAAGCAGTAATTGAAATTGTTGTATTTGAAGCAGCGGTTAATCTACCTTGTGCGTCAACCGTAAATGTTGCAACAGTGCCTGCTGCACCATAATTTGCGGCTGTCACGGCTGTGTTGTCAAGATTAATTGTAACCGTGTCTGTTGCAGCAGCAGCGGATGTTAAACCAACTCCACCAGCAATTGTTAGCGTATCTACGCCAGTTGCAATCGTGACAGTACCCGAGTCGCCAGCAGCAGTAAAGCTTGTAGACACGTTAGAAACTGCGGTGTCTACATAAGCTTTTGTAGCGGCATGAGTGTTTGCGCTTGGGGTTGGAAC